TTTGAGATTAAAGACCAAACCAAGGGTCAGATTAAGTACAACTTTAATAGACAGCATCCTGCGGATGCTTACAAATCTATAGAACAATTACATGTTTCGGAGCAAAACAAATCTTCATTATATGTAACTTTTGAAAGGTCTGAAGGTGGTAATCAAAAATGGATATTCACAACATTTGAACAATTGTTTCAAGAAGGTCCAGTAGCAACATTAAAACAGTCTACAACATTAAGCGGTTCTCAAGCTACAATGGATGATAAAATGAATTCAATTAGAGCTGTAAACATACCAGATTCATTTTACACTCCTTCCAGGCCATTGACTAAAACTAGCAGAACTTCTTATAATGTGGTAACAGGTGTGCAAGGCACACAAAACGCAGAAGAAACACAGTTTAAATATGCAGATTCGAACCCAACATTTCGTAGAGTTACTAATGCATCTAATGACAAAAATACACAGCCGCCATCACAAACAGTAATAGACCCAGCTAATGATAAAGAAAAAACAGGAATAGCAAAAGCTAAAGCAGATAGAGTAGCATTTTTGGCGCATCTCACTCAAAATTATGGAAAAATAGAAATAATTGGTAATCCAAAAATAAAATTAGGTAATATGATTAATTTAGAAATATTCAAAAAGGCTGATAAACCAAGCGGTTCAGGCGAATCTCAGTTTAACGGAAAAGCTCTAGTAGTATCTATCAGGCACATAATAAGACCTCTCGGTCAAAATCCAAGATATTTGATGGAGCTAGGATTAGTAAAGGCTTCTTATAAGGAAGGTGGAGGTAACAATGGTTAGTGGTTTTAATGGGTTTCAAATCGCAGAAGTTAGAAAAATAGACCAAGATTATTTTAAGTCTGGGCGTGTTAAAATCCGTATTTATGGTGTTCAAGACGATGAGCAAAAAGTAACAGATGATAATTTAATAGAAGCTATACCTATTCTTCCAGTAACTTCGGCTTCGACTGGTAAAGTTGGGATAGCACCAACTGGGTTACTTGTTGGTTCTAGAGTAGTAATAGGATATATGTCTAATGACTATGAAAGAAAAACACCATTTATTTTTGGTTCGTTTTACAGAGGCGCTCAGCCAAAAGATCGATCTCAAGAAACAACTGAAGGCGGAAAATCTGAAACAAAAGATGGTTCGCAAGGTGTAGATCTTCCATCAAATGCTGTTCCTAATCCAACAGGTTAATATGAAATGACTAATCAAGCATCTAGAAATCCTCACAATAAAGCAATTGGTTGCGGCAAACCTTTAAATACAAATAAAGATACATATAATAATGCGCAGTATGTAGATAATTTTGCTGGTTGTGAAGATATTAAAACTGCGAGAGAAAAATTCGCACCTAATGCAGACATGCCAACAACAGCTTCTGCAGATCCATCAAAAGATCTCGCAGCGGTATTAAGTCAGGTTGACCCTCTAAAAGCATCTATAACATTGATGCAAATGTTTACCGCTCTTTCTTTGGTAAAGAGTATGATGAGCAGCTCGAGTCCAGCCCCAAGAAGAAAAACTATAACAGATTCTTTGAGTGGCGCTTTGTGTATTCTGTCTAAAGAATTAGGATTTGATCGTGTAATTGAAGTTATGAACACAGCTTTAGAAAATGATGGTTTATTAATTATAGATGAAGCATACAGAGATATTGTTAAAAACGCTTTGGCTGATTTAATCACTAAGGCAATAAAATTTGGTCCAAGTAATATTCCTGTAAGTAAATATCCTATTGTAAACTATCAAGTTACAACTTCGATAATTCTTCCTGGTATTATAGTTGATATTGTTCCAGATCTTTATGTACAACAATATTATCCTATTAACAGTGATCCATATCCTGGATATATACATTACATATATGAAAATAAATCTGTATTCGTTAGAAGAATTCCTAACACACCAACTTATACTTCAGCTGATCAAGAAGTATATGCTGTGAGCGAAAAGGAATTGGCTGATGATCTTAGACAACATTTTATTGACAAAAATTTAACAGCTGAATTGCTTAACAGATACTTGAGAAAACAAGATGCTAATGTTGAAAACAATGGCATGGAGAAAAGTATGGGCAAAAACGCTGGTGTTAACGTTATGGGTCTTTTAAGCCAGCTGTTGGGTATTCTGGGTCCAGTAATTAATAAAGCTCTATCGCAACATTTGCCTCAATCAGTTTTAAATCAGGGGTCTATATCTCAATCAATGGAAAAATTTTCAAAAAGTATGGCGCAAATAAAGAAAATGAAAAATGATTCTATGCCAGCTTTCGCTTTACCTGGAGGATTATCTTCAATGATTGGCGCTCTTGGTGGTGGTTTGGCTGGTTTGGCTGGTTTGGCAGGTGGCTTAGGTGGTCTTGGTGGATTAGCGGGTGGCTTAGGAGGACTAGGAAATATTGGTGGATTAACTGGCGCTCTTGGTAACGTTACTGGTGCTCTAGGAGCTGTTAATAATCTGGCGAATATAACTAATGCTCTTGGTGGTGCTGGTGGTTTAGGAGAACTAACAAGCACGATTAGCAATGTAAATAATATAACAAGAAATATAACAGGAATTAGTACGGCGGCTGCAGTTAATGTAGCTAGTTTAGTAGACAAAATTGCGAGATAACAATGGGTGTTAAATTTAATAAAAGACTTGAAGAAGGTCCATGGGGCGAAAATGGTAGAAAACAAACAGAGTACCCATGGGTTCGTGGTGAAGCAGATGTAAATGGTGGAACTAATTTTGTATATGCTAATCCTGAAAAACCAGATGATTCAAGCTCTGTAATTTTTAAGCACGATGCTTCTTTTGTTGCAAATGAATATGATAGCGAAAAAAAAGGTTTAACAAACTCTTTAACTCACGAAGAGAGAAGTTACATATCTGGTGGTAGTTCAAAAAATACAGATGGTCACAGAGATGATAAAAATCATTCATCATATAAAAATGATACAGTAGGAGATTCTGGAAGAACTACTGGCGGTACTCATTATGCAGGCACTGGCGAAAGAAACATTTCTGGAACTGGTCAAGGTTCCTTTTCAAACGATACTGATGGTAATACGTATAAAACTTCTAAAGGCGATGTAGTCAGCGAACATACTGGCAATCAATACACCAGTTTAGAAGGAGATCAAATAGCTTCTGTTTCTGGCAATAAAATTACTGTCATAGGCGATGGCGATAATATGATCCATGTTCAAAGCGGTAACATGGATACTCGTGTTGAAAGTGGCGCTTTACAAATTTATTGTGGAGATAGTATGAATTTAAACACAGCTTCAGCAGCTACATTTAGATCAGTTGAGGACATGTTATTGGTTAGTCAAACAAAAATCACTTTAAAAGTTGGTAGTTCAGAAATTGTAATTACTGGTGGTGAAATCACCATCAAATCTGGCGCAATTAAATTTGTTAAAAGTCAATAAATATGGCATACAGTCATAGACATAATGATTCAAGAGCCTGTGGTGCACTAACTGTAGTTTCAGGTCAAGACTTTGTTACTATTGAAGGTCAACTGTGGGCTGTTGATGGCAATCCTAATAGTCATGGAGGAGGCGCTCTGTCAGCATCTAAAACATATGTAACAATTGGTGGTAAACCTATAATTGTTGCTGGCGATAGTGCTGCTCCTGATGCTTTATGTCCTACAGCAGGAGGTCCACATTGTGCGCCATCAGCAGTCGGATTTAGTAATTTAGTAGACGTAGCATAGGAACAAAATGGCATTAACTAGAGCAGATACCTTTACAGAAAACACAAAGAAAATAGATTTTTTCAGCGACTTTGTTGACAGTTTTGCTAAAACACCATTTGGCAATCAGCTCGGCAAATTAACAAATGAAAAATCTGTTAGTCAAGCATTGAAAAATTTAATAATGACCAATCTTGGCGAAAGATTGTTTCAGCCATATATTGGCTCTAATGTTTATGCTAGTTTGTTTGAAAATATAACAACAGAAACTCTTTCTACTTTGGAATTTTATATCCAAAATACAATAGAAAACAACGAACCTAGAATCAATTTAATAAACGTTTCTGTGGAAGATAATCCTAGTAACGAAAATGAAATATCTATAACTCTTGTCTATAATCTAATAAATAACCCTGAAACAATAAACCTTTCTTTTCTACTCAAAAGAGTCCGATAAATGGCCAACAGTTCCTTATCATTGAGTTCTTTGGATTTTGATACATTAAAACAAAATTTAAAATCGTTTTTATCTTCTCAGTCCGTTTTTAAAGATTACGATTTTGATGGATCTAACATCAATGTTCTTTTGGACGTTTTGACATACAACTCTTATCTTAATTCTTTCTATCTGAACATGATAGCTTCTGAAATGTTTTTGGATTCCGCCCAGAAACTCGACTCTGTAATTTCACACGCTAAAGAATTGAATTATCTACCACGTTCCAAAAGATCTGCAAAAGCAATAGTTTCATTCACTTTAAATACTACAGGAATTAGTAATCCTCTCGTAGTTCAAAAAGGAACTGTATTTACTGGCACTAATGCTAATGGTATTTTTACTTTTGTAACCGACGAAACTAACTCATATCTTTCTACTAATTCTACATATACTATAAGCAATTTGGAAATATATGAAGGATTTTATACAAGGGAAAGTTTTGTAGTAGATTATAACATTGAAGATCAAAAATTCGCTCTTTCAGACGTTTCTATAGACACTAACAGTTTAGAAGTAATAGTTTCTGAAAGTAATTCGAATACCATATATACTTACGCTGATTCTTTATTTGGAATTACATCTAACTCTGCTGTTTACTTTTTACAGGGAACTGAAAGTAATAAGTACGAAATATTTTTTGGTGATGATGTATTTGGTAAAAAACCAAAAAACGGAGCAATAATTTATACTAGCTACAGAGTATGTAATGGCGCTGATGGTAATAGCATATCTGCCTTTAATTTGTCCAGTGATATTGGTGCGAATAATGGTGGCGCATCATTAGAATCTGTGATGAATGTTGTCGCTGGGTCGACCAGTGGTGCGAATGCGGAAGATATAAATTCTATCAAATTTAATGCGCCAAGGCATTTCCAAACTCAAGGTCGTTGCATTACTGTAAATGATTACAAAACTACAATTCTACAAAATTTCCCAGAAATTCAGTATGTAAACGTATACGGTGGTCAAGTTACAAATAGTGCAGTGGAATTCGGCACAGTTTATATTTCGCCTAGCACTTATTCTGGCAATCAACTTACTGATTCAAGAAAACAAGACGTTAGAACTTTTGTTAATAATTTAACAACTATTGGTATAACTACTAAAGTTATCGATCCAGAATATTTGTATGTTAATGTAAATTCAACTATCCACGTAAATTTTAGTAATACCACATCAACTACTACTAATATCACAGCTGCGGCAATTCAAGCTGCAAAAACTTATAATGTTAACAATTTGCAAAACTTCAATACTGCATTCAGAATGTCTAAATTTAGTCAGACAATTAACGAATCTGATGTTGGTATTTTAAGTAATGAAATGAATATAGAAATATATAAAGCATTTACTCCTCCAATAAACACAGTATTTTCTATAACTTGCGAATACAATAACTCGATTAAAAAGGGTTCAGTATACAGTTCTAATTTTGCTACTGGCGGAGTTGAATACTATTATACAGATTTTGTAGAAAATGTTGATTCTGGATCTGGAATACTTTACAAGGTAGAAAAAACTACAGCCACAAACGTTTTAAATTATACTGAAGCTGGTAGAATCAATTATTCTAGCGGAAGTGTTACTATTTCACCGATAGAATATTTTAACATAGGTGCAGGTTTGAAACTATTTGCTATTCCGGAAAAACAGGACGTGTATTGTTATAATAACACAATAATAAGTTTAGACACAATTTCAGGTTTAAATTTCAATATAGTTAGCAGTTAATGAGTATAG